CTGTATCCGGAATGATGTATTATGACTCAACTGCAAATTCTATAAAAATATATGGACCTAGTTCTTGGCAGATTCCTGGAGCAGGTAGTGGATTGTCTAGCAGGGCAAGTGTTGCCGGAACATCAGCATCGTTAGCCAGTAATGCATCTGGCAACATAGATATTACTGGATTTAAAGGCTACATGCTTTATAAAATTCAAACTAGCGTTGCATCATGGGTAAGATTATATACCGATTCTACAAGTAGAACTGCTGATGCCAGTAGACTAGAAGGCGTAGATCCTGCGCCAGGAGCCGGAGTCATTGCTGAAGTTATTACTACAGGTGCTAGTACAATTTTAATTAGTCCGGGAGCATTTGGTTTTAACAACGAAGGTACTCCGACTACTAACATTCCTGTTAGAGTAACTAATAAATCAGGTAGTACTTCTACTGTCACTGTAACACTTGTTGTCGTACAACTAGAGGCATAACATGTCTATATCAGATTACATTAAAAGAAAAGAATATATTGTAACTGTTAATAACTTCGAAGATTTAGATAGCTTATATGCTGATTTAGAAACCGAAGGGAAAAGCCCGCCTAATATAGATTTACTAAGAAGTGTAGATTGTCTACACCGTAGAACTACTAGTAGAAATACTCATTATTTTTTAACTGAGTTAGAAGTAGAAGAATTAAGAAAAGATCCACGAATTAAAACAATTTCAATTGCTCCATACTATTTAGGTATCCAAGCAGGAACAACTGCTGTTGAGCAAACTAGTACAGCTTGGGACAAGTCACCTAGCACTAGTGGAACCATGAAAAATTGGGGGCTGTTAAGATGTGCCGAAGGTACTCAGAGATCAGGCTGGGGAGGTACAGGGTACGAAGGTGACGGCACGGGCACTGCTGCACAGACTGGCACTATAACGCTAACTGAAACAGGTAATAATGTCGATGTGGTGATTTGTGATACTAATGGTATTGTATGGAATCATCCAGAGTATGCAGTAAACGCCGACGGAACTGGAGGTTCTAGAGCTATTCAATACAATTGGTTTCAACATAGTGCAGAGATAGGCAACGGCGCTAACGGTACATATTCTTACGGTGTCGGGGATCACGGAACACACGTTGCCGGAACAGTTGCAGGTAATACACAAGGTTGGGCACGTAGCGCAAACATTTATAACTTATACTACGATACTGGTAATCCTGGAAACTTTAGTTATGTATTTGATTACATTCGTGCATTTCACAGAAATAAAGCATCAAACCCTGCCTTAGGAAGAAAAAATCCTACTATTGTTAACAACAGTTGGGGACAAAGTATTTTTCCTAGCGAATGGTCATTAACTGATATTACCGCCGTAACCTATAGAGGAACTAGATACA